GCAAACTGTCCAGCGACTGAACCGTTATGATGCCATTAACGGCATCGCAGGAGTGAAGTACATTGACAAGATGAACTTTAACACATCGATGGGTGAACCATTCAATCACTCGAAAAAGTTCCACTTAAGTAGTAGCCCCAGTGATTCAGCCCCTGAAGGCAAGATCTTCGATCCGGAAGTTATGTCGCGTATTGATAAGATCGTGCGCGATTTCGAATCAGGATTTCGCACGTGCTCAATCTATAGCGGACAACTCAAGGACGAGCCACGTTCCCTTAAGAAGCTGGCGGAAGGCAAAATTCGCGTTTTCACGGCGTGTGCCACCGACTTCGCTGTGGCAATGCGCGAGTTCCTGTTGCCGTTTGTGAAAGTTTTCCAAGAAAACCCCTTCATTTTTGAAGGGGCGCCAGGTGCAGTGTGCCAGTCACGCCAGTGGGAAGAGTTTCGCAAGTACTTAACACAACATGGTGTTGATAGGTGCATTGCTGGCGATTTCCAAGCGTATGACAAGGGTATGACAGCTCCTTGGATTTTGGGAGCATTCCAAGTCATTGCGGGTGTCTGTAAGGCATGTGGATGGTCAGATGAGGAAATTCTCCCCATCTTTGCCATGGCAGAAGATGTGGCATTCCCCATCGTAAACATGAATGGTGATCTAGTTCAATTCAATGGCTCTGACCCTTCCGGTCAACCATTGACGGTCATCATCAACTGCATCGTCAACTCGCTCTATATGCGCTATTGTTACATGAAGGTCGAACGGGAATTTCTTGGCAGGCAGATGCAGACTGTGCCAGATACGAAGGAGTTCAATCTGGCCATTCTGGCGTGCTTCCAGAAACATGTCGCTCTCCTTACCTATGGAGATGACAATGCGCTTAACGTGCATGCCGCAGTGCCTCACTTCAATCACACTACCATTGCACACGTGCTCTCTACGATCAACGTGAAATACACCATGGCGGACAAAGAAAGTGAGTCAGTACCTTATATCCACATTGATGACGTTTCTTTCTTGAAGCGCAAGTGGGTATGGAATGCAGAGGCTAGAGCATACTTCTGTCCATTGGAGGAGGCGTCGATCAAAAAAATGTTGATGATCGCTACCCGCTCGCGAACATTGTCGGACCAAGCGCACATGGCCAGTGTTATGCGCAGCGCAAATGATGAGTGGTTCTGGTATGGTAAGGAGCGATTCCTAGCAGAACAGAACTACTTGAAGTCGCTTGCTGAGCACCCTGAGGTTCAAGCATATTTTCGCATGTTCCCCCTTGCCTCTTGGGATGCTTTGATGGAGCGATTTCATAAAGCTTCCGAACATATTAATAAGTTCGGTGACCGTGCCCAGTTGCCACTCTGGGCTGCGTAAAGCAAAACCAAAAGTGGTACATGTATGTCGATCTGTTACATATTAACTTGCGTAAATACTCTC